CACCCGGCCGCGGCACCATTCCACCGCCAATCGCCTCCCGCGGCGCAGCGCCGCCGACGGCCGCGCGCGGCACCGGCAGCACGCTCAACTTGCCGCTCGAGTCGCGCTGGATGATGGTCCCCGCAGGCGCGCCGAGCTGGCGCACCTCGGCGGGCGAGAGGGTGGTCGTGCCAGCCTGCTGCGGCGGCGCCGTGAACCCACCCGTGAGCGGGTTGTACACCGACCCGCCCACCGTGCGCCCGAGGGTGCCCTCGGTGGCGAGCTTGGCGAGGTCCGGGGCCATCTGGCCGAGGTCACGCCCCGCCTGGGAGCCGTAGAGCGCCGCCAAGGCGCCGCGCGGGTCTTGGCGGTACCGTGAAGACAGCTCGCCACCCTCGCCGCCAGGAAGGCTCTCCAGCCGCCCGGCGGAGCCGCCGAAGAGGCGCCCCACGACCTGCGGCATCAGCGCCTCGGCGGCGGCTTGGCGGCGGGCGAGGCCGGCGGCCTCACGCTCGGAGGCGCGGCTCTCGCGCGTCAGCCGCAGGGCTTCGCCGCCCGCTTCGGGCGAGTTCATGCCGCGGGCGATGACGCCCAGCACGGAGAGGCTCGCCGCGCGGCGCTCCTCGGGGCTCATGCTCTCGTAGTCTTCCCCGAGCAGGCCGCCGACGTAGCGGCTCCAGAGTCCGGGCTTCTTGGGTTTCTCTGCCATGGTCGTGGTCCTCAGTCGAAGAGGAGGCCGCGCGTCTTGCGGCCGCCATAGGTGCGGTACATCTTGCGGTACATCTCGAGCGGGTCGGCGCCGGTAGGCTCTCCAACCTTGGCCCTAAAGGTCGGCGTCAGGTCCATCTCATCATCGCCGCCCTGCGCCGCTAGGCGCATCAGCCCGCGCTGCATCCCGCCGCCCTCGGCGTACTGCGTGCCGTAGCGCTTGAGCATCTCCTCGTCGGCGTCGATCCTGCGCTGCGCCGCGCGGTCCGTCAGCTTCTTGAAAAAGTCCACCTCACGCCCTCCCGCGGCGCTTGCCGCCGACCTTCTTGTCCAATTCTTTCACGGCCTCGGTGAGCAGTCCGACCACCTGCGGCAGATCATACTGGCGCATGTTGTCCGACTCGCGCCGCGAGACGGCCTCGGGCATGGCGCGCTCGACGGACTGGGCCGACATGCCCATGTCCTCCTCGCCGCCCTTATCCTCGCCCTCGTTCTCGCCGTATCCGTCCTCCCACTCGAACTCGATGCCCTTGAGGCGGCGCACCTTGTCGAGCGGGTTCTTGATGCCGCGCACGTCGCGCTTCATGCCCTCGTCGGAGCCGGTCGGGAAAAACGCGCCGGCGGCCCTCGAGGCCATGTCCCAGTAGGACGGCCGCCCGGTCACGGTCCCGGTAGTGGTCTGATTGAACGGCGACGCCGACACCGCGCCCTGCCGGATCGCAAGCTGCCGCAGCGGGAACTCCTGCCGGCGGAGGTCCTCCTCGCGCTGCGCGTTGAGGAACTGCTGGTAGAGCTGCTGCTGCTGCGTGCCGAGGCCCATCAGCGCCGCGCCCGCACCGTACCGGTTCTGCAGCGCCGTCTGGCCGAGGTCGGCGAGTTGCCGCCCGGCGCCGAGTTGGAACTGCGCGCCCTGCATCCCGGCGGCCTGGTTCGCGCGCGCTGCCTCCATGCCAGTCTGCACGTTGAACTGCTGTGCGGACGATCCCATGCGCTGCGCATCAAGCGTGGCGGCCTGATTCGCCTGCTCGGCCGACAAGCCCATGCGCATATAGTCCTGCACGGCCTGCTGGTTGGCGAGTGCCGCCGCCTGCTGCTGTTGCACGTTGAACTGCTGCGCGGAGCTGCCCATCCGCTGCGCCTCGAGCGCGGCCTGCTGGTTGCGCCCGGCGGCGTCGAGTGCGGCCTGCTGGTTGGCCTGCTCTGCCGAGAGCCCCATCCGCATATAGTCCTGCACGGCCTGCTGGTTGGCGAGCCCCGCGCGCATCTGCTGCTCGACGTTGAACTGCCCGGCGGTGAGCCCAAGACGCTGCGCCTCCTGCGCGGCAGCTTGGTTGCGCGTCGCCGCGTCCATCTGCGCGCGCTGGTTCGCCTCCTCGGCGGAGAGCCCCATCTGCATGTACTGCTGTGCCGCGGCTTGGTTGGCGCGCTGCGCCTCGATGGCAGTCTGCACGTTGGTCGTCTCGGCCGTGAGCCCAAGCCGCTGAGCGTCGAGCGCCGCCTGCTGGTTGCGCGCGGCCGCGTCGGCCATCGCCCTCTGGTTGGCCTCCTCGGCCGACAAGCCCATGCGCTGGTAGTTCTCGACCGCGGCCTGGTTGGCACGATCTGCCTCAAGCGCCGCCTGTACGTTCGCCTGCTCGGCCGTGAGGCCGAGGCGCTGCGCCTCCTGCTGCGCCTGCTGGTTGGCGAGCGCGGCGCGCATCTGCGCGTCGATGTTTGCTTGTCCCGCCGTGAGCCCGAGCCGCGAGAGTTCGAGGTCGCGCTGCTGGTTCGTGATCTGCCCGCGCTGGGCGAGCTCCATCACCTGCTGCGCCGCCGCCTGGTTGGCGAGCCCGGCCTGCTGCTGCCGGCCGACGTCGGCCTCGCGCATCGCCGCCGCCTCGCGGAAGCCCTGCGCGCGCTGCTCGGCCACGAAGCGGTTGCGCTCGCGGGCGGCCTCGCCGGCGGCGATGCCTTCTTCGATGGCCGCGCGCGAGCCGCCGAAGGCGCGGGCGGCGGTGGCGCGGGCCGAGCGCCCGGCGCGCGCCTGCTCCTCGGCGCGGCTGATGTCGCCGAGCCCGGCCTCGATGACCTGCTGCTCGTAGGGATTCATGTAGGCGCCGATGTCGCGCCCCAGCACTGAGGCGGCGGCGGCCGTGGGCGCTGCGCCCGGCCCGCCGATCTCGCGCGCGGCGAAGGTGGTCCCGAGTTGTCCCGCGGCCACACGCTCGGGCGCGAACTGCGCACCGACGCGACCGGCGCTGACCATACGCGGCCCGCCGCCAAGCGACGCACCGACACGTTCCGCGGCGATGCGCTCCGGTGAGAAGGTCGTGCCGACGCGACCAGCGGCGACTTGCGGCAAGCCGCCCGCAAGCGACGCGCCTATGTCGCGCGCGGCGATGCGCTCGGGCGAAAACGTGGTCCCGAGGCGCTCCGCACCGACCGTGACCGGGCCACGGCCAAGCGCCGCACCAACGCGCTCCGCGCCGATGGGCGCCGCGCCGAAGGTGGTCCCGATGGCGCCCGCCCCGACCCGCTCCGGGCCACCCGCGAGCGACGCGCCGATGTCGCGCGCGCCGAACTGGGTCCCGATCTGGCCGGCGCTGATGCGCTCGGGCTGGAAGCCCATCAGCGCCTGCGCGCTGCGCGCGGCGGCCTCCACCTCGGGGACGAAGCCGCCCTCGCGCGCGATGCGGCGCGTCGCGGCCTCGCCCTCCATATAGTCGCGCGTGAACGGCGCGACCATCATCCCGCGGTACGGCTCGTACGGGATGGCCGAGACCTCCTCGGCGAACTGCAGGTTCCGCAGCACGCTGTCGTAGATCCTCGGGTCGATCTCCGTCTTGGAGACTTCCTTCCTCTTGGACGAAAAAAGCTTGCTCATAGTTTTTTCTCAAGCACCACCGCGGTGCGTCTGTAACCCTCAAGCGCCCGCTGCCAGCCTGGGCGTCCCATGATCAGCATCGTGTCGCAGCCGATGCTGCGCGCCCAGGCCTCGATGGTCGGGCGAATCACGTCGTCGATCTCCTTCAAGTCACCCGCGCCGATGATGACGGTGAGCTGCTTGATGCGCGGAAAGATGTCGATGGTCGTCACCACGCACGAATCGTTCGAGGCCCAGAACTGGTACTCGCCGCGCGCGATGCCCTCGAGCACGTCGGCGTAGCCCATCTGCCCGTACCCTTCGGCCAGCGCGCGCTCGATGAGCTCGCGGAAGGGCGCGATGTGCTCGATGCCGTCTATCTCCTTCACCGCTCACCCCCGGCCACGGCGTCGAGCCGCATGTTGCCGACGCGCCAGTCCGTGGCCGGCGACGCGCCGGTCACCTTCATCTCGACCTGCCGCCCGGTGAATCGCACCGGGGTGTAGATGGAGTCGATGGTGTAACTCTTGGTCGTCTCCGAGCCGTTCGGCGCGAACTTGGTGATGAACTGCAGCGACACCGCGCCCATCGCGTTCTCGTCGGCGATGACCTGCCGGGCCACCATCAGCCGTTCGCCGTTCCCGAATTCCACCGGGCCGCTGCGGGCGTAGGGCTCCACGCCGTCGTATGTGACGCCGACCTCGTGCTCGTAGACATAGCCGTCCGGCGAGACCATCAGCGGGTAGCTGAAGACGCCGCGGTCGGTTCCGGCGGTGCGCGCCAGGGTGCCGATGGACCAATGCCCCTCGCGGTAATTGTACGACACATACGAGTCGCACTCGCTGTTTGAAGTGCTCGGGTAGAGCCACCATACCTCGCCGTATTGGTTGTTGGCGACGGCGTACACCTTCGAGCGCTGCGTCTGCGAGAGGTTGTTCACCACATAGTCGAGCACGTCGCACTTGAGCGGGCGCACGAAGCCGTCGTACATGAAGAAGCCGCTCGGGCTCCACCAATAGGCGACCGATTCCACCGCCGCCACGGCCTGGGAGCCGATGAGGCCGCAGCCGGTGGCGATGCGCTCGAAGCCGTAGACAAACGGCGGCCCCTGATACTGTGCCGTGTGGACGTCGACATCCGTGAATATCAGGTTCACGCCGCGCAGGCGCTTGGCGGTGACGATGGAGCCCACCGTCTCGAGCTCGAAGTCACCGGCCTGGTTCGTGATGGCCGGGGTCCACATGGTGTTGTCTTCCTGGTCGGACCAGGCCACCTTGCGCGCGTTGCCGCCGGCGCCGAGGGCGAACACGAACCGCTCGGCCGTCACGAGCACGGCCTTGTTGCTGACCGGCGCGTTGGCGAGCGCCACGCCGTCGTTCGCGGTGTTCAAATCCCACTCGTAGATCTTGCCGTCGGCGTTGCTGCACGCCAGCAGGAACTCGCCCCAGTTGTCGAGCGTCCAGGTCGTGGCCGGCGTCACCGTGCCCGTGTCCGGGCGCGGGGTGCCGTAGGAGAACAGCCCGTAGGGGCCGCCGCCATACCCAAGATTCAGCACCGCGTCGGCGTTGCCGGCCGTGAAGCCCGACGGGGTGATGTCGGTCAGGGTCCCGGCCTCGTTCATGGCGTACAGCTTCGAGTGCGTCCCGATGCCGATCCATCGCGCGTTGGCGTTCGAGCGCCACGCCAAGAGGCCGCGGCACTTGCCCGTGACCTGCCCGGAGGCGCGCTTGCGCCAGCCGCCCACGGGGCGCATGGTGTTCTCGTACCAGCGCACGAGCGAGGCGTCACGCCAGCGCCCGCGGCTCTGGTACTCGGTGCCGTTGCGGTAGACGCCCGGCTGGATGTTCAGCGGAATAAGTGCCACGTCAATCCTCTGTCAGTCTCTGGAGCTCGGCGAGCCGCTCGGCGTCTCGCTCGCACGCCCCGAGGTGAGCGATAAAAGCCTCGTCAATCGCTCGCGCGTCGCCGGGCTCTCCGGGGGCGACATCAGCCGCGGCGGCACCGGGACAGTCGGCGGGCACGCCGGGGGCGGCGCGGGCGTTGCGCAGCCGGCGAGCAAGCTCGCGGCCACGGCGATCAGCGGCGTCCAACCTCTCCGACAGTCCACGCTCTACCTCCTGGTGCCTGGCGTAAATCAGCGCCTCGGCCTCTCTGGCGGCCTCTGCGGCCCTTGCCCGCTCGAGGTGCCACTCTGCCCGGACGGCATCAGAGCCGGCCTTATAGCCGCCCTGGTAGGCCGACCGGTGCCCGGCCCAGCCGAGGGCGGCCAGCGCAAGCGCCAGTCCCGCCCCCAGCCAGATCCTCACGCCGCCTCGGGCTTCTTCTTGGACTTCACCGACCACACGGCGATGAAGATGGTCACCATCGCTCCGGTCACGGAGGCGGCGGTTTCGGCGTCGATGACGCCCTTCGCCACCAGAAAGCCGCTGGCAGCAGCAAGCACGGTACGGACGATCCCGAAGATCTGCTCATTGGTCATAGGTCACCTTTACGCTTCGTTGTTGGAGGCTTTCGCCCCGTTGGATGCAACAAACGGCAGGAAGCCGATTGGTGCGATGTTCGTTCCAGGCCACCGATAGCCCAGCACTCGGCTGCGGTCGAACGGGGCGATGGTGACGGCGTTGGCCTGATTGCCGCCGAGAACCATCAGTCGTCCATGCTCGTCCTGACCCATCAGGAAGCCGACATGCCCGCCGCCGGATCGCTCAAACACGACGATGCAGCCGACAGCCGGGGTGACGATGCGTTGCCCGAACTCGAGCCACGCCCTCGCACGGAACCAGTTCTTCGGCTTCTTGAAGCCTGCCGCCTCGACGCAGGCGGCAACAAAGACCCCACACCACGGGGTTTCATCATCATTCCACCAAGCCCGCAGCTCACGCAGCCAACGGGCGATGGTCGGGGCAGTCCCCTTGCCGGGGACTTCCCGCATCCCGATGTGCTTACGGGCTTCCACGATCCACGCCGGTTCGCTCATGGCTTCTTCAAGTTCCTGTAGTGGACAGCGATGGCGAAGCAACCCGCCACGATGGCGATGAGGCCAGCGACGAATGCGATTACCTCATTGGCGTGTGAAATCCACGACACGCTGGCCGCAGCAACGCTTGTCCCGGCGGCGATGTCTGCCACCCGTTCGCCGGTCGTGGTCATGGTTCGCCGTCCTTCGGCTTGAGCTGCTCCTCGGCCTGCTGCTTTACCTTGACGGCGATCGGGAACACACCGCTGCCGGTCGGCAGTTGTGCAAGCGCTTGAAGGATGGCATTCACTTCGTTGACGGTCAGGGTGAGGGTGACGGTTTCCATGTTTGCTCCTTTACGGCCCGGCATCGCGCCACGCGCCGCCGCTGTAAAAATACAGTTTGTTGTTGGTCGTGTTGACCACGATGGGTGCGTATCCGGTCTTGGCGGTCGGCGTTCCGGTCGGCACACCCGCGCAGGTCGGTACATAGAGGAAGCCGTTGGTCGCGTTCGTGGCGAGACTGCCTGCGCCGATAGCAGCATTTCTGCTGTTGTCGAGGTCAAAGCCGGTGTCGTTACTGCCGTTCTGCATCGTAAACGACAGCGCGTTGCCTGCGGTGTTGGTAACGCGAAAGCCGTTGCTCACTCCGTCAATCGCACCAACAATTCCGCTTCCCGCAAATCCCGAAGGAAACACCTGCCGCATCGCGCCTGAGACATGAAGTTTGTCGAGAGGAGAACTCGTCCCGATGCCGAGGTTGCCGGAGGAGTCGAGGCGCATGCGCTCTGCGCCGCTTGTGTACGAGATGAGATTCAGCCCATACAGTTTGTAATCGCTGTAAGCCGCGCCAGTTGAGTCAAGAACCTCGTTGATGATATTGCCAGAGCCGTCGTTGGAAATGCGCCATCGAGCCGTTCCAGTAACAACATCCAACCGCGCACCCGGCGAACTCGTCCCGATGCCGAGGTTGCCGGAGGTGTCGAGGCGCATAACCTCCGCATTTGCCACGCGCCAGACATAGGACGGAACGCCGCTCGACGCGGTGACATCCCATCCCCACAGGTTAGCAGAATCGTCAAGGAACATTGACCCGCGCCGGTTATTCCCGCCGTCCTCAACGCGCAACGAAAAGCCGATGACATCGTTGTTCGTATTGGACTGAAGGTATACGCCACGGTTCAGCGAGGGCGCGGTGCCAAGAGTGCCGCCGATGCCGAGGTTCGTGCCGTCGAACACCAGCGCCGACCCACTCGTCGCCACCTTGCTGCCGTTCAAGTACAACACGCCGTTGGCGGTGCCGCCGTTGAGCGTGAGGTTGCCAGAGAGGGTCTGCGCCGCGGCGTCGATCGTGCCCGTCAGCGTCGGAGACGCCGAGAGCACATTGTTCCCGGTGCCGGTGTTCGTCACCGACACCGCCTGCTTGCTCGCGTTCAGCGCCAAGGCCGTCGAGGCCGTGAGCGCCGACATCGTGAGCGTCCCGCCCACCGTCAGGGTCTTGCCGGTGCCGACGTTGAGGCCCACCGACGTGCCGCCGCCGCCGGCGGCGAATACGCCGTCGATCAGGTCGCTGTTCGTGTTCCACTTCGTGCCCCAGGTGTCCGCCGATGCGCCTACTTCCGGCTTCGTCAGGCCCAGGTTGGTGGTGGTTGTGTCAGCCATTTTTCGTTACCTCAAGCGGCCTGTAGATAGGCCGGGTGTGTCTTCTCTGTCCAAGTCTCCGCCGTGTCTGCCACCGGCGCCCATGTCTCTGCGGTGTCCGCCACCGCGCTCCAGGCGACGACCGTATCGCTCGCCGCGCTCCAGCTCTCTGCCGTGTCCGCCACCGGCGCCCAGCTCTCGGCCGTGTCGGGCTCGTTCTCCCACTTCAGCCGCCCGGCGGCCGACAGAGCCGCCGACCCCGAGAGCGCCGCCGCCGCCGACTGTATGACGCCGCCAGCCGCCACCAGAGCAGCCGACCCAGAGAGGGCCGCGCTGTCGATGTACACGACGTTCGCCGTCGCGTCCTGGCCCGCAGAGCCCTCGAGCGACGCCGCCCCAAGACGAACCCGCACGCCAGCGGCCGACTGGCTCGCCGCCGCAGACATCGCAGACGCCGCGAGCCGCACCCTGAGCGCATCCGCCGCGAGCGTGGCCGCGCCGGATACCGCGGCGGCGCCGAGCCTTACCCGCACCGCCGAGGCCGCCAAAGAGGCCGACCCGGCGATCGCCGCCGCGCCGTCGCGCACTATGCTCGACGAGCACGAAAGCGCCCCAGAGGCCGCCAAGGCCGCCGAGGCATCCTTGACGATGACCGCCGCCGCCGTCTGCGTCGCAGACGCCGACATCGCGCTCGCGCCGGGCTGCACCCGCACCCCGACCGTTATCATCGTGGCGGCGCCGTTTATGGCGGCCGCCCCGAGCCTCACCCTCACGCCGACGCACGACAGCGCCGCCGACGCACTCAGACTGGCAGCGCCCTCTTTGGGGTCGATGCCATACCTGCCACGGCCATATAGCCCGGAGCCGTAGCCTGCCATCAATTAGTCCAGCGTGATGTCGAGATCGCCCGCCGGGATGCGGAACACGTCGCCCGAGGCGATGGTCTTGCTCGAGGTCAGGGCGCCGTGGAACAGCAGATTGCCGCCGGTTAGGTTGTCCCACACGGCGACCCAGCCGACCGTTCCCCACGACCCGGTGGCCGTCGGGAACTCAATCGCGCTCGTGTTCGACGCCGCGTTGCCCGAGATGGTCGAGGCGAACGACTGGCGCGCGTACGAGCCGCCGCTCACCTCGGTGCCGGTGCCGGCGTCGGTAGGGTCTGCGGTGTGCAGGCCCAGGTAGACCGTCGTCGGCGACGTGTACGCCGTGTTCGACAGCACGTGCAGCAGGATCTTGTTCTCGAGATAGTTGGAAAATGCACTCACGGGATAACCCTCGTCGGTTTGACTGTCATGGCCATGCGCCCCTGGCTGAATGCCGCGCGCTCGTTCTGCAGGATCATGTCCTCGATGGCCTGCCCGTAGAGCGGGGTCCAGAGGGCGACGCGCTCGTCGTCGCGCAGGTACGGGGCCGCCTGCAGCAGAGACCCGTATAGGTACACATCAGGGTGCCGCTCCAAGATCCAATTCGATGCGTTGGAGTCGGAGAGCTTGGCGAGCGTCGCCACGTAGGTGAGCTCCGCCGTGTACCCGGTGTCGGGCGGCGGCAGCACCTCGATCTGGTTCCCAACCAGAGCGAAATACATCGGCTTGCCGGTCGTGCGGTACAGGGTCTTCTTCGAGTCCAGCTCGTCCTCGGTCAAGAACACGAGCTGCTGCACGGGCGCCGTCGAGGTCAGCACCAGAGACTTGGCCGAAAGGAAGTCAGACGGCAGCGCCGAGAACGGCGTGTCGATGGTGGCGTCGGCGCGCTTGACCATCTTCTGCGTCGGCAGCCGGCGCTCAAGCTGCGCCTCGGCCAACGAGATGAAGTCCGGGATGACCGACGTGAGGTCGTCCCGGTTCAGCCAGTCGGCGATGCTCGCCCTAAGCGCGCTGTATGAGTTGAGGGCCATCCACCTGTTCCTTCATCGCCCACGCGCCTTCGTGTGAATACTCGAAGGTCCCGATATGCCTCACCTGGTGCGAGAGGTCATGGTCCACGAGTACCTCGTATCCCGCCTCGCGCGCCTTGCGGCAGAAAAACACGTCCTCGCCGATGTAGTGATTCCCGACGGTGGAGTAGGGGATCGCAAACCACGGCGCCTCCACCTTCTCGAACACCTCGCGCTTCACCATCATCACCCCCATGCCGATGTAATCCACCGGCTGGAGCCCCTCAGAGTCCGGCGCGGTATACACCCGCCCGATCTCGCCGTTGTTGTCCATCATCGCCACCGGCTTGACCGGCATACGGCGCGTCGCATAATTCGCGGCCACGATGGGCTTGTCGCGCAGGATGAGGTGCCCGATGGTCTCCCTCGGGAACCGCATGTCTGAGTCAAGCCAGAGGAGATAGTCCGCCTTCTCCTCGAGAGCCTGCCGCGCAAGCTCCATCCTTTGAGAGGCGATCAGAGTCCCGTGGCTTGTGAAAAGCAGCACACGGTCGTCCGTTGTCGCGGTGTGGAACGACATCGCGCGCGCCAGGTCATAGGCGAACGATGTCATCACCGTGTCCCGTGCCGGGACCAGGATTGCGACCGAGCGGCTCATACGCGCCCCGGCCGTGTTCTGAAAAATCTGTTGTCGGGGTCGTTGAGCCAGCGCTTCATCGCGGCAGGGTCGTCGATGATCCCGTCCTTCTTCAGCCGGTAGAACAACGGCATCGGAATCGACGCCACCTTGCTCCACTCGCCCCAGCGCGTCCTCTCGTCGGTCGCGGCATACTGGGCCTTGTTCTGCTCTACGATGTCGCCGACCTCGAAGACCGTCTCGATGGTCGCCTCGTCACGGTCGGCGTCGTAGTGCCACCACTTCGTGGTGCCTGTCGTCGGGTCGAAGTCGAAAAGCCTTTTCCCCGTCGATTGCATGTTCACCTCAACTCAAGGGGCGCCGGCACTATTACCGGCGCCCCCGAGTTTACATCACCCGATTAGGTCGTGGTGAGGTCAGCCGCAAGGCCGTGCGCGGCCTCGGTGTTGACCTTGAGGCCCCACTCGACCACCAGCATCCGCTTCTCGGCGTCGCCCGTCTTGGCGAGCTCGACCGTGCTGAACGGGCGCAGGAACGAGACGGCCGCGTACTCGGGGTCGAGCACGAAGGCGTCACGCTCACGCTGGAACCGGTTCGGGACCACGTTCACGCTGCCGAAGTCGGAAACGTAGACATCGGCCGCGCCGATGATGGTCGCCTGGCGGTTGCCCGTCACCTCGCGGCGGATCTCCGCGATGCCGGCAAAGCCCGACACGCGCGCCTTGTTCACCGGGCCAACCATCAGCACCTTGGGGGTGCCGCCGGACGCCCAGACCTTCTGGATGACCGACTTGAGGATGGCTTCCGTGAAGGTGCGCAGGTTGGCGGCGGTCGCGTCCGTGCGGGTCGCCGTCGGGGACGAGGTGTACACCGGATCGGCGCCGCCCGTGCCCTTGTCGGTGTTGGTCTTGAGGAAGGCCAACAGCGAACCCGTCTTGCGCAGCGCCGTGCTCACACCAGCCGAGCCGGCCGCGGCCGCCTGGTTGGTGAGGATGATGCTCTCCATGTCGCGCTTGATCTCAGCCGAGCGCTTGGCGAGCTGGTAGGCCAACTCAGAACGGCGGCCGGCCTTGTCCACCGACTCGAGGGTGCCCGAGATGAGCAGCGTCTTGTTGCTGATCTGGGTGTAGTTGCCGAGGCGGACGGTCGCGGCGGTCGAGTCGAAGGTCGTGATGTCGTCGCCTTCCACCTGCGCGTTCGTGGTGCTGGCGGCGGCGAGCGAATCGGTCTGCCACTCGAAGTAGGTGTTCTTCACGTTCTCGCGGCCGACGTTCGACATGAACGGCGTCTCTTCCGGCGAGATGTTGTAGATCACATTCGAGAGGGACTCACGGATACCTTTTGCGTTGAAGGTATCGAACGTATTGCTGGTCTGGGACATTAGAAGTTACTCCAAGAATTGTTCAAACACGACAGCCGCGTCGCGCGTGCTGCCACTATTTGCGAGTCTTGAAAAAGCGGCCTTCGATGCGACGACCTTGGACGACTGCGGCGTGGAGGCGGCTCCGGCCCTCATGGGCTTGGCCTTCTGGATGATCTGCGGACGCATCTGATCGCGTTTGCTCATCAGCTGGTCAAACATCATCGCCTTGCGCAGCGCCAGGACGGCCCGGGCGTCGTAGATGTCCGAAATCTCCTCGACCGTAAAGCCGAGTCTTTCGGTGGCATATTCGACGATTTTCGCCTTCTCGGCGCGCGCCTTGTCAGCGTCGCGCCACTCTGGCATGGCCTCCAAAAGCTTGCTGCGTTCGGACTCGAGGGTCTTCTCGGCCTCCGCTCTCTCTTCAGCCTGCTGCTGCTCCACCAGAGCCTGCTTCTGGGTCTGCACCCACGCCGCCTGCTCTTGCCTGGACCGGACCAGCTCGCGCTGTCGCACCCACTCGACCGGGTTCTCTGCGTAGAGCCTCTCCCAGTCAACCTCGGGCGGTTGCAGCGACTTGAGCGTGCCCTCCAGGGCTGCCAAGGTCTGCGCATACCGTTGCCGCTCTTCCC